ATATATAAATATATATATATATATACTCACTAGGAGAATAGCTTGTAATAAGCTCTTTAGATACACTCTAAAGAGTGAAAGAGGAGCTATTCTCACCGCAAGACTAAGATACTAGAAACTTTAGTTTCGTATCGAAAGTCTGAGGACTACCTCGTTCCGAGGTGTTTATGAAATATTCACTCAATTCATTTATTAACAAATGAATTTCATAAGATATTTCATAAATCCGAGTGTTATATAATATATCTTTTAAGTATATATTAATATAAGACATAAATAGCAAATTAAATATATAATTGCTAGTATTTATATTTACAATTTTGTTAATAATCACAAAAATAAATTATATTCGTTGGAATTCCAACGATAATTAGCATTATTTTAGTAGTTTTCAACTTGATTTTAATATGAAGAGAATATATTTTTTTACACATAATTCTATCACATTACTATCACAATTTTCACAATACAAGAAAAAATCAACGAAGTTTCAATAGATACATAACTTAATTGTGAAGAAATTTGAGGGTATACAATATATGAAATTGTATACAATAAAAATAATTAAACTGACTATCGGTCAATTTCATCAAAAATGAGTTATTTTTAGACTGATTTTCATCAAAAAATGAGGTTTAATTTTCTAAAATTTTTAAATTTAGTGATTTTTTATGAATATTCACAAAAAAGTGCTATACCTAAGTAATTGCAAAGGAAATACAGGTGAAACCTAACTTAAATAATGTAAATATAATAGAGAGAATAAAATTGCAATAATAAAGGAAAAATAGTATAATGTATTCAATAGGATTTCCTGATATATTTAATGGCTCAACAGTCTTTTTAGATAAAGATTATGAAGCAATAAAGAATAATTTAGAATTATTATTAGGTTCAAATATAGGTGGATTATATGGAGACCCACAATACGGAACAAAGATCAAAACTACATTATGGGATCAAGCACATGAATATGTAATGAAAACTCTAACTAAAGAAGATTTATTTGAAGCAATATATTCATACATGCCACAAGTAGAAATAAATAGAGATGATATAGAAGTAGAAGTTGTAAACAACTTTGTAGAAGTAACAATAAAAGCTAAAGGAGATGCAGGTATAAAATCAGACCTGTTGACTTTACAATTCATGAAAGATGAATTAATTAAGGAGAAGTAAATGGCACAGGATATAGTAAATCATAATCAAAATATATCATACACTAATTTAGATTTTAGTTCGATATATGAAGAAACATTAGATTTAGTAAAGAAGTTAACATATAAATGGGACCCATCTATCTCAAATGAGTCAGATCCAGGTGTCATTTTATTAAAGCTGTCTGCATTAATAGCGGATAAAGCAAACTATAACATAGATAAGTCTGTATTAGAAACATTCCCATTATCAGTAACACAGGATGGAAATGCTAGACAACTATATGAGCAATTAGGTTATTATATGAACTGGTATGAGAGTGCAACATTACCAGTTACTTTAGCATGGAAAGGTGCTAAAGATAATAATGATATTAAAACATATACAGTACCTAAATTTAGTGTTATCACTGATAGCGAAAATAAAGTTAATTATGCAATTATAGGTACAGAGAATGAAAAGGGTCTAGTAGTATCTGATGGTAAATTAAGTACTGATGGGAATACAATAAAACTAATTGCGATGGAGGGAACTCCTACACAATATAGCTTTTTAGGTGAACATATCATTACACCTCAAATGGTTGATAATGACAATAGGCTCTATTTTACTACTCAATATGTTTCTCAAAATGGTGTGTTTATTAAGAATACAGGACAAGAAAACTACTCTAGTTGGAAAAGGGTAGATAATTTGTATGAGCAAACATTTAATGAGTTAAGATATAAATTTGGTTATGACAGTAAGTCTAATTTAGCATACATAGAGTTCCCTGATAATTATGAGCAGTTGATGGGAAGTGGTATTGAGATTACTTACTTAATAATTAATCCTAATTATAATGAAGTACCTACACAAACAATTGATAGGTTTTTAGTGGCAATTACTCCTAAAGAGAGTAGTGATGTTTCATTAAGTTTTGATACCGTTAAGATGATGAATATCAGTGCTTCTAGCGGGCATAAAGAGAAGGAAAGCATTAATGAAGCTTATACTAACTATCAAAAGGTAGTAGGAACCTTTAAGACTTTAGTTACATTAAGAGATTATATTAATTATATTAATAAAAATGCAAGTGAATTATGTTCAAATGTAATTGTAACAGATCGAACAAATGACCCTCAATCTACCTACAAGATAGTAGGCAAGGAAAGAGGAATTGATGTTGTCAGTACAGAGGTAGAGAAGAATACAACAAATGGATTTGATTTAGTTGTAACTAAAGACCAGAAATATAATAGCAGTAAAACATACTATTACTTTGATAATTCAGGGTCACTTAAGAAAAATGAGAGTGGCAAGTTTGTTGAGGGTACTAGTTATTATGAGTTAGCACCAAGATCAACGGATAGGTTAACTCCATTTTCATTGAAGTTTTATTTCCTACAAAAAGGAATATCTTTAAACTCAAGAAATTCATATAATGAATCATTTAACCTGACTACAGATACACCATCGATTGAAAATTTAATTGAGGGTACTAAACATTTAGAGCATACGTATGAAGATATATTACCTTTAGGTGAAAATACGTATAAATTGACTGAGGATACAACTAATAATTTTAATAAATCATATTATACGTTTAACCCTAAAACTAAAGAATATACATTAGCAACATCTCAATATTATCAACAAACTGCGGATGTTAGCTTTGATAAAAATAAATCTTATTATTTAAAGGTGGGAGGCACATTTAAGCTAGTAAATGACAATCCGCAATTAATCGGGATGTGTGATGAACCAGCGAAAACTAAAGACGAAACCTGGGTTACCGACAAGGAATATTACCTATTTTCTAATTCCGGTTTACTCAAATCACTTACTCGTCAGATGCCTGTGTCGGGAAAAACTCCTAAAGAGCTAGGGCTGTATGAGAAACCTACTACTACAACTAAGACAGAGTGGGCTCCAACTGAAACATTATATATTGAGGCTACACCAGGAAGATATATAGGTACAAAACCGTCACTGTCGCTTTTTCCTTTGTATGAGCAAGTAAGTATTGCTTATGGGAACCCTAAAAAAATGGGTCTTTATGAGCTTGACGTAGAGGCTTTACTATATCATGTTATTATGTATAAGGCTAAATACCCAGTTAGTATGAATATCAGTACATATGACAGCGTAGGGGCAGATACACAAACAGATATACTTAACAACGTAATTAATGCCTTCTATAAGTACACTAGATCAGAAGAAATGAAGTTTGGTGAACCAATTTCAATTGACTATCTAACTGAAATAGTAAAGAAAGCAGACGCTAGAATTAAGAATGTTGCATTTGATTCAATTAACTATGAGATAGAGGCAGTACATTATGATAAAGGTACAGGTAAATTTGTAACTACAAAATTACCAAAGAGTTTAGGTACACTAAATCCTAGTGACAGGACAAATATAGATGAAGTAAGAGGATATTACTTAGCAAAAGAACTAGTTTCTAAATCAATCCTTGCAGGAGTTACTCAATTATTAGTTCCTGATACACAGTTTGAGTATCACATTAACCAGAGATTTAAAGATTATGTTGATAATATAGGGCAAATATCAGGAGAAGCTACGCTGGCATTAGCTAATCAACAAACAACATATGCAGGAATAGATCAAGTAAGAAAAACATATACACTACAAGAAAATGAAATATTAACTTTATTTAAACCTGCACTTGATAATATTAAATCATTCGGTAGTGGAATACACTTTGAGTGTGTACTGAATAATGATATATTAGACAATCAAGTACATCAATTACAAGAGGGTGAGTATATATTTTTCTACAATCCAAATGTAAATGATTCAGGTTCAATTACGGGTTATACGGTATCTTGTTACTCAAAAGGTTCTATTATACAACCATCATTTAAGATAGAGAAGCAACAAGAGTTAAAAGCTCTTTCAAACTATGCATTGCAGTCAGCCCTTGTAGCACTAGAACAGTCTAAAGAGGACTATGTAGAAACAGTAGTTACTAATTCATATTGGGTAAGTGAAATTAGAAGTAGTTCAGCAATAATAAATAATGTTATTAGTGGAAGTAGTACCGTAGGTATAAAGAAATTAAATAGAATAACAATAAACCCACAAGATGGATATAAATTTTACTGGGTATTAGATAAGACTACATACAGCAATAGTGATAATATAAAAAATTATGTGTTATTTGACGAGTTTGATTCAGACTATGATACGGCACAAAATAATAAAATTAATACTTATACGCTGAAGAATGGTGAGTATTTATATTATACTAATGCAGATAATACTGATCTAGTTATTTTAGGTGCAGGTACATCAATTACAAGGAATTGTGGGTTAGATAGCAAAGCGATAGAAATTTCAGAAGTACCTTATGAGTTTATATTAACTACGGACGTTGGACATGACTTTGAATTTGTGAAACAAGTACATAATGGTGTATTAGTAATAAATCCTAAAGAGAGTGGACTATATGAATATACGAATGGTTCCTATGTGAGAACAGAGGATACCGCAGAAATATCTTCAAAACAGTATTATGTATTATGTATGAAGAGTGTTGCAGGAATGTATTCACAAGTAAGAACTTTAGACACGGCAGGAAAACCTCAATATACATATGCACCTACTTCTGATACAACAGATACAGTATTTGTGCAGTATAATACTTCAAATGCAGTTTCAGATATTGATCCAAGTAGTTTAAACTTATATGAAGTTATCACAAATAATAATATACCTTTTGTTGATAAGTACCAAATGAGCGGAAATTCATATAAAGGAAGCTATAAGAGATTTGCACAAACTTTAGATAAGAGTATTATAACACAGAGGATCTTTAAAGGTGATGCAAGTAATATTGATATCAATGATGTCTTGACATATAAGTCAATAACTCTTGATGAAAATAGTGCTAATTATTATTCGCCAGCAACATTAGGGCTATTACAGTCCGCACCAGACACAGTTAAAAAGTTAAAAACGTATTATAAGAAAACAGGTACATCATTTGTAGAGGCAACAGACGTAACAGAAGATACTATACCAAGCAGTTCAGGTACATTGTATGAGAAGATAGGAAACACCTATAAACTAACATCAGACATATTTTCATGGAAGCCTGAAAAATACATACCTGAAGTAAGTACAACTCCTTTTAGAGCTATTAATGATGTTAAGTTAGGAGATAATATAGCAAATAGCGGTTATTACTACAAGAACGCATTAGCTGATACTACTTACGTATATGACTCAATGCATACCGTTGCAGGATTACAGGCAAGTGCATATACATTGACTGCATTGACTTCTATATATAACCAAGTTATTAGTAAAGATACCACGTCTGAGACTCTAGTATCTAGGTTAAATTCGTCTTGGCAGACAACAATCACTCATGCACTACCCGGACAATGGAAACTGTATGTATTTAAAGCAACTGGTTCAGAATGGACCGCTGGAACTTCTACAAACTATCCAGGAGACACATGGGTATTAATACCAGAAGAAATGCTTACTAATTCATCTATTGTTAGAGGATTAAGTGTTGTTTCCCAAATTTCACCTAGTATAATAAAATATAATACAGAGACATTCGAGAAAGGTATATTTGTCCTATTCAATGATATAAAAGCATATATTCCAACAGAGGGATCAAAGAAGTATAAGCTGTATACAAAGCAGGCGGAGTTTGTATCTATCGAAGATCCGACAGATGCACAGCTCTCATTTGCAAGAATGCAGAACTTACATCAAACAATGTCAATACTAACCTTGCAGAATAACTCCTCAAGGATATTAGATAAATTTGTTGTATATTATATGCCTTTATACTATAAATTTAAACAACTATATAAGAGAATAGATAAGGTATATTATAAATTAGATACTTACTATAAGAAAAGTTTCCCTAAAGTTGCAAGTTGGAGTTGTACTGCACTTGATTTATCTGATATAGCATCAGATCCAATTGAGGCATTAAGAAAAAGTTGGCAACAGATGCAAACTAATACTTCAATAACAATAACAGAGAACTCTTTGGTAACATTAGCTGAAGGTGACAAATTTACAATGTTATCCCCAAGTGCATATGATTTTAATGTAAATTGGGTGACATTTAATAATTCAGAAACACCTTTAGACTTAAAAGCATATAACTGTTCATATAAGAAACAAGGACAAGAGGAAGTACAACTTAACGAACTAACAATTCCTAATTGTGCGTGGAAAGGTTACTCAAACTTATTAATAAATACATCAACTACACAAGGACAGCATTTAAAGGATAATCATGAATTAAGAATATATGATGATTCTGATGAGCATAAATTATTGAGTACAATATCTAATACTTATTTCCAATTAGCACATCCTGTTCAAAATAAAACAGGTACATATATAGACGTGCATACGTACGATATATTAGGTAATAAGATATTGAATACACTATATGCGTATGATCTAGAATTAGATAATGAGGAAATTAAGTATACAACAGATAAATTTGAGACTTATCTTAATTTGAGTAAAAACGGACATGCAACTACACTTCCATTCAATTTACCTTTTGGAAACTATATAATTCCGTTTACGGGTACCGAAGAGTCACAAGTTACCTTGAAATATGTATTAATACATAAGGATACGACAACTGAAATTTATTCAAAGCAATTGACGAACTATATAAATGGAGAGTCTTTATTTGTAGGCGATAAGTTTAGATTCATTTCAGTACCAGTGTCGAGAGTTATACAAATAATAGATCCTGCATCTGTTACTAAATCACTCAATAAGACACCAAAACAGATGGGTAATTGGTATGCTGATAAAGACTTGACAAATTTAAGTGATTCTAATAATAAAGGTGATAGTCTTGCACAAAGAGTATCAAGTCCATCAGGAAACCCACAAGAACAAGGTTGGTATGAGTTAGTTAGTGGAAGCTATATATTAACACAGGACACTATAGTTATTTCAGGTAAAGACTATTACTCACAGCCTGAGTTCTATGTGAAATCAAGTGATTATTATGGTTGCATTTTAGTTACGGAAACAAATAATAAAGAGTTATCCGTAAAGTTAGGAGATTTATTTAGATATGAGAACAATCCTTTATTAGGTACATCCTTTGAAAGCATTGCACAGAAAATAAAGAGACTAGATAAAGAAGAGAAGTTTAATTATACACATGTACCAAAAGCAAGTGATCTGATTGCAGATCCTCTAGTACCTAAAACTTTCTGGTTAAATAATCATATTGCAAATAAATTCACTATAGCACAAATGGACTTTGAGAAAGAAGAGTCAATAGAGTATAAGTTTATAAATTAAGGAGACTTAAAAATGATTAGAACACAAGAGATGGTGCCTGATTATTACATTGAAAAGTCAAGAGATTTTCAGATACTCTGTAGATTATATGACTTTGTGCTAAATCCAGTAAAGTATAATGCAGACACATTATTAGATACAACAGATACAGCAAAAGTAAAAGACTTAATGTTACCTTTAGTAGGTGATAAGTTCGGAATTAAAGATAAAGAAGCAGTATTAAATAGGGAGTTGCTTAAGGCACTCCCTAATGCTCTTCAGCATAAAGGTAGTTTAAAGTCTGTGAAGACATTAATTAATGCTTTTTTAGATTCAATGAATATCTTTGATTATGCAAGTGCTTTTTATACAACAGATGAAGAGTCAGCAGAAAAAGTATCTCAAATATTAAGAAGAAAAATAAAACCATATACAATAGTAATTGTACTATCATCAATACCTAGTTTAACAAATTTAAATGTATTTGATACATACTTACGCATGGTAATACCTAGCGGTATGTTTGTTGAGTATATGTTCGGATTAACTAGAAACATTGTAGATAGATATAAATATAGTGAACATGTTTTTTTATTCTATACACATACAGACGAAGTTGGATATCCTCTTGAGTCTAATGTTGCTAATAGTAAAGATAAATACCATGTTGAGTCTACAACACCAACAACACACTTTGAAGATAAGGTATTTAGTGATATACCAATTAATCAAGTCGGTGGTAGTGACGTAAATAAGAAACAAAGGAGTGATAAATAATGCTTAAGTATACACTTCAATATCAAGGTAAAGTTGATATGGTATACTCAAAAGGTGCAAATGTAATAGATAGAGTTACACATAATACTGGGCTTGCAGACATGAGTCAACTATTTGTAAAGGCACTAACAGGAAACTTAAGTCAAACAAATGACATACCTCGATTAATTGATATAGGATATGTAGTACCTGGTACTGCTTCTAAAACAAATGCAAGAGATTTAGGAGTGTGGATGTCAATCTTAAATAAGCCTGTAGTTATAGGTGGTAGACAATACGAGTTTGACAATTCACTAAATAATTGGGTATCAAAATTAGTAACAACTATATATGATTCAGACTTAAATGGTGGTATTTTAGATAATGTACTAACATTAGCAGACATGAAAGAATATCAACTTGCTATGAGATTATGCTCATACAATGAAAAAGATAGAAAGTATCTAGCAGAGATAAATTTAAGTCCAAATGACATTAGAAATATTAAAGAGAGTACAAGTGTAATTGTTACGTGGTATTCAGAACTATTATTTGATGCATTAGAGAGTCAAGGCACTACTTTTGACGTAAAGAAAAAATAAAGGAAGTAATAAATGGCAGAGTTAAAATATTTAACAGTATTTCCATCTACTAAAACACAAACAATTAATAAGCTAATCACAGAAAATTCTTTAACAAGAATGATTAATCGATTAATTGATAGAAATGGATATATAATTACAAATGAAATAAGTAAAATTGTTGGTGAGGATATCGTTGAAGATATCCCACTAACAACATTAACAGCAAACAATATTCCATTAGAATTTGATATAAGAGGATATTATTTTGCAGTAGACAGTGTAACAGATATTACTAATATATTAAGTTGGAACCCTAGCGGTGAATTAAATCAATGGTTATATGCTAGAATATACATTGATAAATCAGTTGAGGGGTATCCTGAATTAGTAGGTCAGTACGATCAGACCCCAATAACACAACCTGTGACAGGTCAATTTACAACTGGAGTAACTACAATAACAGATTTTCCTGGACTAAAGAATATCTCAGATGTTGTACTTTTAGACAATAATAAAATTCCAATCAGTTCAGTCGGTGGGGTAACAGTATCTAAAGAGGGTAAAGTTAGTTGTACTAACTTTATTACTGGGAAGAATCCATCTAATGTTAAGTATATTCAATATACTAGATTAAACTATTACACAGGTATTCAAGTATATAGTCTAAAGGAAGATACAGGTAACGGAACAGGTGTAATGCCTGCAAAACCACAACCTGAATTACCTAATGGAGATGCATGGGATGATACTAAATATGAGTACCATGATTTACTTCTTATTAAGTACTTTAAACCTGTAGGGGCTAACGAACGTAAATCATACATTCCTCTAGAGTCCATTCATAAGTTTACCACTACGTCAATTTCAAGTATTGATGGTGGTGAAATTTAACAATAAAATAAAAAAAAGAGGAGAAGTTATATGTATAAAATAACATGCCCTTGTTGTGGTGCAGAATATCTTCCTAGTGAAATATATATTCCACAAGAGGTATTAGGTAAAAGTAATTTTGAAATAAATAAAACTAGAATGGGTAATATCACTGATGATAACTCCATAAAGGATATGGATCTACATGAAGTTTATGAGTGTGACTTCTGCGGAAGAACATTTAGAGTTAAGATGAAAGTTAAGTTTGAAACAGAGTGTGACAAATTTAATGAAGAGTCTAAATATACAGTAACACGTAATAAATTATTCATGCAGGAGTAGTGATATGCAGAAACATTGTTATTTTAAAAATGAGTCAGACAGACATAATGGATATTTACAGGTATTACAGGCGTTTGATGAATATAATATACATATTCAAGTAATCTGGGTAGACAAGGAGATAATTAAAATAACAAAGAGAAATAGTGACAAAATTATTGCACTAGAGATAGTAAAAAGTAAAGAAGAAAGAGATTTAGAAAAAGTAATCAATTGGTTTTTAAATGATTAAGTTAGAGGAAAAACAGACAAAGAAGTTACCGGGAAAGACATCTATATTTGTAGACTTTGAATATAAGGCTGAGTTAGTAGATGTTATGCATCAAGTTCCCAATGCAATATTTCACAAGAAAGATAAATTATGGGAAACTCCTTTAACTGAATTGTCTAGGTTGATTACATTTCTACATAATTATGATGACATAGACCTTATCATGTTAAAGGATAAACCTAAACAGGAAGATAAGGTCTATTCTTTATTAGATTATAAAACTACACCATATGACTATCAGTTAGATGGTATTCAGTTTGGACTAAACCATGACAAGTGTTTAATTTTAGATCAACCTGGGCTTGGGAAGACAATACAGTGCATTTATATTGCACAAGAAAGATATTATAAAGGTGAAATTGAACATTGTCTAATAGTGTGCGGATTAAATACTCTAAAGTTTAACTGGAAAAAGGAAATAGAACAACATTCAGATCTATCCGCAAAGATATTAGGTGAGAGAATAAATAGAAAAGGTAGGTTAGTAGTTGACGGTGTTGATACAAGACTACAGCAACTAAAGGAACCGATAGAGGAGTTCTTTGTAATTACTAATATAGAAACCTTAAGAGATGATAGAATCTTAAAAGAGCTTAATAAAGGTGCTAGTAAGTATGATATGGTAGTTGCTGATGAAATCCATAAGATGAATAATGTAACATCGGCACAAGGTAAAAATTTCTCAAAATTAAAGAGTAAATATAAAATAGGACTTACAGGAACATTTCTAGTAAACTCACCTTTAGATGCATATATGGCACTAAAGTGGGTAGATATAGATAGGTCAACTGCTACTAATTTTAAATACTTTTATAGTGTATACGGTGGCAGATTCGGTAACGAGCTGATAGGATATAAGAATTTAGAAATACTAAAAGATCAATTAGCAGACATCTCAATAAGAAGAACAAAGGATATACTAAACTTACCAGAAAAGAACTATATACACGAGTTATTAGAAATGGATGATAAGCAATCTAAATTTTATAATAACATAGTAGAGGGAATTATAGAGGAAGTAGATAAGGTTAGTATAGATAAAAATACTGTACTTGCATTAACAACTAGATTAAAGCAATCCACATTAGATCCTAGTATTCTAACTACTGAAAATATCAAGAGTGCTAAACTATTAAGAGCTAAAGAATTAGTACAAGAGATAATAAGTCAAGGTGAAAAAGTAATAGTATATACCACTTTCAAACAACCTCTCTATACACTTGCAGACGAGCTAAAGAAATACAAACCTTTAGTATGTACAGGAGATACAAAAGAGGAAGAAGTTTGGAAAAATGTAGATAAATTTCAAAATGGTGATGAGCATTATTTAATGTTAGCTACTATTCAAAAGATGGGTACAGGAATAACATTAACTAAAGCATCTTATGTAATTTTCATAGACTCTGCGTGGACGAGAGGCGATAATGAACAGGCAGAAGATAGAATACATAGAATAGGTGCAAAGAAACCTTGCTTTTATTATTACTTATGGACTAAAGATACATATGATGAAAATGTAAGAGCACTAGTAGATAAAAAAGATGCATTATCTACATATATAAATGATGATGAACTTACACTAGATAAAATGGAAACTCTGAAAAAGTATGTAACTGATTTTAAAGAAAATAAAATTTCAAAATAGGGGTTGACACTTAGAGAACACTAGTGTATTCTATAATAGAAATAAAAAATAAGGATTGTAAAAGAGGACTGGTAGAAATGCTAGTTCTTTTTTTT